TTGCAAGAGCAATGTTTATTCAAAGATTTGAATGAAGAGGAGTTTGATATAATATGGGGTAGAATATATAAGTCTTATTTTAAAGATGAGATAACCTATGAAAAGGTTGAATATGATAGTGGTATATTAGCAGATGCATCCTACTAAAATTTTCGAAACGCCCCTTTGGGTAATTCCAGGAGAAGTCCCTGAGGGAATGTATAATTGGACAAAAGAATATCAAAGAAACTATCCTTCTCGACATGTATCAAATGTAGGAGGATATCAAAGTCCTGCACCTAATGGTGTAGATAATATACCTTTCGAGTATGCTGATTATTTTATTAATAAATTAGAGTTCTTACCAAAGTTTGAAGTAAATTGCTGGTGGTTGAATATTAATTATAGAGGTAACTATAATGTAGCACATACTCATCCTATGACAGACTTAGCAGTTATATGGTATATGACTGATAATCATGGATTACTAAAGATAAGAAATCCAATAGCACATCAGAGATGGAATCTACTTGAGAAGTTTAATATTGAGATTGAAAAAACTATTAATGCATCTGCTGGTGATATAGTTGTATTTCCTTCAGATATAGAGCATGAAGTACCACCACATGATAATAGAGAACCTAGAATATCTCTAGCATTTAATTTAGATTTACGTTGACAAATACTATATAATGGAGTATGATATGATTACAATTACAAGATGTTATGGCTAAAGGATTTACAGTAAAAGCAAAGTCACCTGCTGTTAAAAAAGAAGTTGAGTTTGATTACGATAAAGCAAAGGAACTTGTAAAAGGAAAATCAATAGTATTTTGTTTACCTGGTAGAGGAGTTTCATATGCTTTCTTAAAGGCATTTGTACAACTTTGCTTTGACTTAGTACAATCAGGAGCAAGTATTCAGATATCTCAGGATTATTCATCTATGGTAAACTTTGCCAGATGTAAGTGTCTTGGTGCTAATGTTCTCAGAGGTCCAGATCAGTTACCATGGGATGGTAAACTTAAGTATGATTGGCAATTGTGGATTGACTCTGATATTGTTTTTAACTCAGAGAAGTTCTGGCAATTAGTATTAATGGAGCAAGATATTGCAGCAGGATGGTATGCTACCGAAGATGGTAGAACTACTTCTGTAGCACATTGGTTAGACGAGGATGATTTTCGTAGTAACGGTGGAGTGATGAATCACGAAACCGTCGAAAGTATATCCAAACGTCGCAAACCTTTCACAGTAGATTATACAGGTTTCGGATGGCTTTTAATTAAGAAAGGTGTCTTCGAGAATGAAGAAATGAAGTATCCATGGTTCGCACCCAAAATGCAAGTCTTCGAATCAGGAGAAGTGCAAGATATGTGCGGTGAGGACGTTTCTTTCTGTCTTGATGCGAAAGAAGCAGGTTTTGAAATCTGGTGCGATCCTCGAATTCGTGTAGGACATGAAAAACCAAGAGTCATATAAGTACAATATCCTCTGTAACGACTCGATAATCTTCGAGAACCTTACAGAGGAAGAATACTTTAATAAACTTGAAGACTTAGCACAAGATTATTATGATACTGGCATACCCCACCCAACAGATTTAAAAACAGAAATAGTAAAATGACTTATACAACTGAATGGAGCATTACATCTCTACGTAGAGAAACCTCTGATGGTTATGTTTTAAAAGCATTAGTTCGTATAACTGCAACTGATACTGAAGATCCTACACATCAAGCAATAGTGGGTGGTGACTGTTCATTTAAACGTCCTGAAGGTAATATGATACCATATGAGGATCTTACTGAAAGTAAAGTCTTAGAATGGGTAAAAGCACAATGGGCAGTTGAAAAAGTTCCTGGTATGAGCTTTACAGTTCTTGAACTTAAGGAAAACTCACTAGAACAATTCATGAATTTGCCTAGAATGGAAGATGGACTCCCTTGGACAACCATGGATGAATACGGAAACTACAACGTTGGTGTTGGAACTACTTAAATTACTAAAAAATTATGGCAAAAGCAAAAACTGGACTAAATGGCGTTGCATTTGTTGAGGCAATACCCAAAAAATCTCGTCAAGGCAACGGAAAACACTCAAAATACTCGGCAACATCCCGTAACTCGGCTCGCAAAAGGTATAGAGGACAAGGAAAATGACGAAAAATGCTCCTTCGGGGGCATTTTTTAATGCTTAATAAATATTTCGATAAAATGAGTATAAATAAATCTAGAAAACTGCTTAAAATGAATGAAAACGAGGATATCTAGATCATTTAAAGATATTAGTCTGTCCTTTAATGCTCATCCCGTAACAAAAGACATCTCAGTACTCAAAGATGCGAACGCAATCAAGAGATCTGTAAGAAATTTAGTCCAAACTATCCCTAGAGAGAGGTTTTTTAACTCAAATTTGGGTAGTGACGTTAGATCTAGTCTTTTTGACTTCGTAGATTTTGGTACTGCTTCAGTTATACAACAACAAATTGAGACAACCATAGATAATTACGAACCAAGAGTGGATAATTTACAAATTGAGGTGTTTCCTAGACCAGATAGAAACGAATTTGAAGTAAATATATACTTTGATATCATTGGACAGCAATTTCCTACCCAAGCATTTCAATTCATATTAGAAGCCACTAGATAATATGCCTGTTACTAACTTTACAAACCTAGATTTTGAGCAAATAAAGACATCTATTAAGGATTATCTTCGTGCAAATTCGAATTTTACTGATTTTGACTTCGAAGGTTCCAATTTTTCCGTCTTAATTGATACTCTAGCGTATAATACCTATATTACAGCGTTTAACTCCAATATGGTAGTTAATGAATCCTTCTTAGATTCTGCAACTGTCAGGGAAAACGTTGTTTCTTTAGCAAGAAATATAGGTTATGTACCACGCTCTAGAACCGCTTCTAAGGCATCTGTTTATATTGATGGTATCGATAAAGTATTAACATCTTCATTAATCTTAAAAGCAGGATTAGTGGGCACTGGGAACCAAGATAATACGACAGTTAGTTTCTCTATACCAGAAGATATAGAGGTTTTTACAACTAATAGAGAATTTGATGCAGGTGGAACCCCACAAGGTGGAAAAGTAGAATTTGGTAATAGAAATGAACCTATTGAAATATACCAAGGAACATATTTAACTAAAACATTTATTGTCAATCAATCATTAGATCAAAGATTTATATTAGATAATTCTTTTATTGATACATCAACAATATATGTGTATGTTGCAGATGCAGAGCAACAAAACAGTGGTTTAATTGGTACTCCATATAGAAAAATTGATAATATTTTAAATATTGATAAAAATTCCGAAACATTCTTAATACAAGAAATACAGGACGAAAGATATGAACTTTTGTTTGGTGATGGTATTTTTGGTAAAAAAATAGAAAATGGAGCAAAAATAACAGTTCAGTATATTGTTACTGATGGTTTACAAGGAAATGGACCTACAAATTTTGTATTTTCTGGAACTTTAGAAAGTGCTACAGGAACACCATTTGTAAGTGCTCAGAATCCTAAAATAAACACCGTTTCAAGTGCTACAAATGGGGGTGATATAGAAACTCTAGACTCTATTAAGTATTTTGCTCCTAGACTCTATGCAGCACAATACAGGGCGGTTACAGCAAGGGATTATGAGTCTATAATACAACAAATTTACCCTAATACTGAGAGTGTATCTGTTGTTGGTGGAGAAGAAATAGATCCACCTCAATTTGGTACCGTTTTTATCACTATAAAACCCCAAAATGGTGATTATGTGTCTGATTTTGATAAAACAAGAATATTATCAGATTTAAAGAATTATTCTTTAACTGGTATAAATCAAAAAATTCTAGATTTGAAGGTTCTTTATATCGAATTAGATTCTTACATTTATTATGACAATTCTAAAGTAGAAGCTATTGAAGAATTAAAAACAAAAACTATTAATGGACTTACACTTTATTCTAATTCAATTGACATCAACAAGTTTGGTGGAAGATTTAAATATAGTAAAGTTTTAAGTGTAATTGATAATATCAATACTGCTATAACTTCTAATATAACAAAAGTAAGGATTAGGAGAAATTTAAATGCATTATTGAATCGTTATGTTCAATATGAACTTTGTTTTGGAAATCAATTCAATGTTAAACCAGGAGGATTGAATATTAAGAGTACTGGATTCACTATTTTGGGTGAATCACAAACTGTATACTTAACAGACACTCCAAATGAAGATAAATTGACTGGTACTGTATCAATTGTTAAGGAATTAAATAATAATAAGATAGTTGTTGTTGAAGATGCTGGTACTGTTGATTATATTAAAGGTGAACTCAATCTTACAACAATTAATATAACATCAACCGTAAAATCTAATAATATAATAGAGGTACAAGCATTTCCAGAGTCAAATGATATTATTGGACTTAAAGATTTGTATTTAAAATTTAGTATCTCTGATAGCACCATAAATATGGTAAAAGACACTATTTCATCTGGCGATCAAATATCTGGTGTTGGTTATAAAGTTAC